AGTATTAGTCCAACAGTATGCACAAGAATCAGCAAGTAATTTATCTGATGTAACTTTAATGGCAGTGCTGAGTATTCGACAGCCTTGGTTAAACATAGGCCAACAGATGTTAGATGTTAAAGCTAATAGGTTAGGTGCTAAAGCCCTTTGGGGTTTCAAGAAAGATACTTATACATATTTAGAATCTAATAAGCATAAAATGTATGCTCAAGTTATGGCAGTAATCAATAGTAATAAAACAGATGCTAGTAAAGCTATGAGCTTGATGAAAATATTCCTTAGGGTTAATGGTTTAGGCATGGCTAAAGCAGGGTTTATGTGTCAGTTGACAGCAGGTTTAGTTGGGTGCATGGATAGTCATAATTTAAAGATGTATAATTTAGATGCTAAGGACTTTGTGTTAGCTAAAAACCCTAAGACTATCAAGAGTTTAGACGCTAATGTTAAAAAGATTAGGAACTATGTACAAATCTGTAATGAATATGGTACAGAGAATTTGTGGAACAGTTGGTGTAGTTTCTTAGCTACTAAGTCTACAAAATGGCGAGATGCAAATCATGTAAGTGAAGTACACTATAGTTATTTAGTTAATGCTTCTAATTAGGTACTGGTAATGTAAGAGTAGTTAGTGTATAATTCTATTTAAATTGGAGAGATGTTATGTATTTATTTTCACAAGATATTAATAACGGCAGTATGCGAATAGCCGACCAAGCAAAGTCCCTTAAAGCTTGGTCATCTAGAAACCCTGACACCACTGAAGGTTCTGAGGTACGAGTGTATAAAAGTATAAAGAATTTTAGAGAGGGTTTTGATTATACTTTGTATACCTTTACAAACGGTAAGCTAAAGAAGTCTAACGGTCAGCCAGTGTTTGAACTTAGTCGAATGTTTTTTGGAGAATGGGTAAATAAGTAAGAGAAACGAGAACACCAAAGATACACAACTTAATATAACTTAGGATAAATAATATGAAAACTTTAATTGAAGCAGTAGAAGCATGGATTGATGATAGAGTTGCTAACAACATCGCTGTAGATAGGGCTGATAGAATGTCTCACTCTGCATATGTTGATGTGGTAGACCTTAGTGCAAAGCTCAACGAGATGGAAGAGATTCATATCCGCGATGCTAATAGGATTGCAGACCTTGAGCGCAGGGTACAGCTCTATCAAGACAGCCCTAGTCCTGAGTATAATGACGGCGAAGAGTCAACGGTTACAGAGTTGAGCATGAGGTTAGATGATGTTGATAGTAGGCTCGAAGATCTTGAATGTAGCATGGAACAAAAGACTGACAGCGATGAAGTTGAGACTATGGTTGAGTCTGCAATGGAAGATTTAGATTTTCCAGATTCATATGCAATCGAAGTTATGGTTGATGATGCACTAGAAACTAAGGTCATGGATGCTGTCAGGGCTGAGATAGATGCGACAGACTTTAAAGTAACAGTGGAGAGATAACATGTGGGCAATTGATTGGGAAGAAATGGGGTGTACTCAGTACGCCTCAACTCTAGAAGATGCACATAAAATTGGACAGCGCGGTGGTATATTTTATATAATAACTTATGTGGGAGAGAGCAATGGCTAGATTAATAGATACTATGAACGAGAAGCAAATGTGGAAGTCTTGGATGAACACAAGGTTGGGAATGAGACAATGGTGCAAAGAGATATGTCAACCATTAGTCTTGGCAACGGACTGTGCTACTGATATTAAACAAGCACCACCACTAAAGGAGAAAGAACAATGAAGATAAAGACCTTTAAGTTTAATGGCGAACACCCTGATCTACATACTGGTACTTACTATAGCATGAAAGAATACTCTGAAGTTGCAGAGGTAGGGTTAAAAACTTTATGCAGTAGGATGGCAAGGTTCAGGCATGTAGAAGTAAACAATAACTTCTTAGCCATTAAATATTCTAAGCCTGATAGCAACTTAGAAGGGGGGTGTGAACAGCTATCAATGCACTGGTTGCGACAGAAGCTAACAACAATTGACCCTAACTACAAGGAACACAACAGATGAAAGGTATCATTGATACATCTAAACCTATTCAAAGCTACAAAGTTCTTATGTCTGAGTTGTCTGGTTACTACATAACTGTGGCGGCTGAGACACCTGAACAAGCTATGGAGTATGGCAACAATGAGGCTATGCGAAAGAACTATAAGATGTCACAGATTTATGTGGTTGAAACCGCTGTGGTTTCTGCGGAGCTAATAACTAAATAGTCTATGTAGACTATAAAGCTATTGTCCTTGTTCTTTTTTTTACAGGAGAAAATAGAAGAAAGTTATTAAGTCTTTTAAACTATAAAGAATATTATAGCATATATAATATGTTAAGTGAAGCGTGTTTGTAAAATAAATTGTTGACACTTACATCAGTGAGTGTTAATATTAATTAAATTAAACCAGAAAGGAATACAGTAATGAATAATATCACACCGATGTTTCAAAATAACACAGCACTACAAGCTATTAAAGATAGAGGTTATGGCTCAGCAGATTTTGATATAGCTGTTGCACCGTTGACGTACACCGCCACCCAATATGGTGACGCATTACCAAGCAGTAAATCTGTTATCTACCGCACCGATACTGGTGAAGAGCTAGGTATCCACGGTCATGGCTACAAACCTGTAGCACCTAAGCACATGATAGATGTTACTAGGAATATCATTGAGCGTTCTGACCTATCTATCAATGGGATGGAGGAGACTATTAGAACCTCACACAATGGTGCTAGAACCTTTGTACAATACAAGCTACCAGAGCATACCTATAGAACTAGTGACGGTGACGAGGCTAGTCTGAGTCTGTTATCTATATCATCCTTTGATGGTACGTGGCCGTTCATGATTAGTGCCGCCGCAATACAACACGCGTGTACAAATCTTCAAGTCTTTGTAGGTGGTGAAGTGTCAGTGTTCAAAGCTAAGCACACTAGGTCACTAGACATTGAGCAGGGCGGTAGGATTATTACTAAGTCTTTAGATCTCTTTCACAATCAGCGTGACCTATGGCAACAGTGGGAGGGTAGAGAGTGTAGTAATCTAGAGGCGTTTAGATTCTTTGCCGAAGCACTCAAGTGCAAGACAGCTTTAGATTCAATAAAGAAAGGGGTTACTAACCCTACTGATATACTGTTTGATATGCCTAGACGTAACACTAGTCTTCAGTATATGTGGAATATGTACAATGCAATCTATTCTAAACGTCTTGGCAATAACTTCTGGGCTGTGTATAATGCTATGACAGATTGGTCAACACACTTTGAAGCCCCTCGTTCTTCAAGCATGGCGAACATTGCATCAATACAGAACGATAGACAAGAGGTTGTAAGACAGACCCTCAATGCTCACACTTTCTTATCGGTTGCGGCATGAAGATACCAGAGAAAGTATTCAGTATAGATTCACTGGCGCATCGAAAGGTGCGTTATATTCTAGATAAACCTAGTCAACTACAGGACGCAGTGTTAGATATTCTTGCAGACAGTAAAGTTAAATGGGCTGTTAAAGAATGGCAAGCACTCACATCTAAAATAGAATCATCTGACCTGACAGTAGGTGAGTACCTTAATCAATTTAATAAAAGGAAAACAAAATGACAACAGGATTTGGAGAAAACTTTTTAAGTATAAACTATAGGCTAGGTGTGGGTCTTGACTTCGAGTTCGCTGACAGCAGGGCTGTATGGGTTACTAATAGTCTGACTGAAGAGATCAATGCGGCATCCTTTGAGGGTGTCGTAATCATGCTACCCTTTATCGTGATAACCTTTGGTAAGATATGGACGGAGGACTAGAGAACATGGGTGACGCAACACATGGCGGCAAAGGTGATCGTGCAAGGAGCGTAAACTTAAATAGATTTAACGATAACTTCGATGCGATTTTTAACAAGCAACAGACGGAGAAAGAAGATGAAGAAGGTAAAGAAGCTGACGATAAACGTCCTGCAAAGAGCGACCAACTGGGTGGAGAAAGAAGCCACAGTAATGAAGAGCAAGTTTGAATCAAGGTTTATAAAAACAATAAGAACTGCTGTTATATTGTCGTGTGTTTTAGTTCTTATAAATGTACTGTTAGTATTAAAGGGGTAAGCTATGCTTGATATAATTCTAGGAGTGTTGGTGTTAGTAGCACTGGGGTGCGGTATTAGATTGCTATACGAATCTGAGCTAATGATAGATGAACTCAAGAAAGAAAGGGAGGATGATAATGTTTGAAGAGATGTTTAGTACAGACCCATCACCGCAAGCGATAGGTACATCAAAGGCGGCAAGAGATGTGGCAGACGGTAAGGTTCTTTTAAGCGTAGCCTGTAAGCAGTATGGCGTGAAAGAACAAGCAGTCATACAGTACATCATTGACAAGACTGAGTACGAAACAACGCTTGACATAATCAACGGCAACAAGGACACGGATTCAGTCGGTAACAAATAAAGATTGACAGGCTTGAACAACTGTGGTATACTCCACAATTAATTTTAACCACCAAAGAGGAAAGTAACATGGCTATACTAGAAGGCACAGCGTACTGGGCATCGGTCACTACACCGAACACAACCTTTGAACCTACGTACTCAGTAAACTTAGTTGTAGATGAGGCCACTGCCGCAGATTTTAAGGCTCGTGGATTTAGTATTAAAGAGATGGACGAAGGGCCATCCATTGTGATTAAACGTAAGGTCGATGGCAAGGACGGAGCAGTACGATCAGCACCTAGACTTGTTGACCAGTACAAGAACCCTCTTGATGCTAAGGTAGGCAATGGTTCTGTAGTTAAGGTTCAGTACAATGAGTGGGAAACCACTAACAAGTACGGCTCTTTCAAAGGCTTAGACTTTCAAGCTATGCAAGTACTAGACCTTGTTGAAGTTGGTAGCCCTGATGGTGCTGAGTTTGAAGCGGCTGAAAGTGACATGGAGGATGAACTGTAATGGCTATAGTAACAGTAGATGATGTGAACTACGAGTCAGATCTGATCTCAGATGAGGGGCGGGCTGTACTCACTCACCTAATGGAAGCAGATAAAAACCTTAGAGAAGCTACACTGACTGTTGGTTTAATGCAAGCCGCAACAGTTACACTCATAGCTAATCTTAAATCTAACCACCTCACGGATGAGGCATTAGCAACAGAGGAAGTTGAAGCAACTGAGGAGTAAGGCGAATGCCTTTTGTTAAACATAAGCAACCTTGTCCTGCTTGTGGAGGTAGCGACCCAGTATCGGTTAACGATAACGGTACTGGGTGGTGCTTCTCTTGCAATACACACTTACCCCAATACAGCACAGCGGAAGTGCAACAACCTGATACCGTAACGGACTTTGAGGTGTATCAAAGGAACAGCAAGATGGTAGAGAATCCAACTGCTTCATTCAGTGAGCTAACTGACCGTAAGATCAGCTTAGATACAGCTAAGAAGTATGGTGTTAAGTCAACAAAAACAGGCGGTAAGATAGATAAGCACTACTATCCTTACTACAATGGACATGA